CAGGGTGGGAATATTTAACGCTAGTCCTTCCGTTGCGCTGGACGTCACCGGAGGCATCAACGCTTCTGGTACAATCGCCTTTGCGGGAGCCGTGGGATTTGACGGAGGGGCCTTTACGTGGAATGACACAGGGGCTTCCCTTGATTTCAGGTGCGAAACAAACACACTGGCGAACGCTTTCTTCATTGACGGATCGGCCGACAAAATAGGATTTGGAACTAACGGACCCGCCGACGCAAGCGTGGAAATCAACCAGGCCAATTCATCAGGCGCCATTGCCTGTTTGTCTTTGGATCAGGATGACACCGACCAGGAATTCATCAAGTTCGACGGCACAAGCGCCTCGGACCAGAGTTCAAGCATTACAACGGACACAACCGTGGGATCACTGACAGGACACGTTCGTGTCAATGTTAATGGAACGGATTACTGGATGCCATTTTACGCAACCAACTAGGAGTTAAATGCCACTAGCCAAGATACAGATACGGCCTGGAATTGACAAGCAGCGAACCGAATATGGCGCCGAGGGAACGTGGACGGACGGTGACAACGTACGATTCCGCTTCGGACTGCCGGAAAAGATTGGGGGATGGCTGAAGGTCACGAGTGACGCCCTCATAGGGGCGACGCGTGCCATGCTTACATGGAATGACCTAGCCGGCACCAAGTACACGATGTTCGGAACCAACAAGAAGCTTTACGTCTTCTCGGAGGATTTTGAGCCGGACTACTACGACGCCACCCCAACGCGCGGAACGGGAAGCATAACGCAGTTTTCCGTGACCAACGCGTCAACGACAGTCGACGTGACGGAAGGGTCGCACGCGGCCCGTGTCGGGGACTACGTGACGATTTCCAGCGTCAGCGCGGATGTCGGCGGAATTACGCAGGCCAATCTGCAGAATGAGTTTGAAATAATCAAGACGGCGGACGCCAACACCTTTACCATAACGTCGCCGGCGGCGGCGACATCAACGGCAACCGGCGCTACGGCAACGGCAACCTACAAGATTTATTCCGGACCCGCCACGTCCGTTTACGGATACGGCTGGGGAATGGGAGCGTTCAACCAGACCGAGTGGGGCGATTCGCGCGAGGACATCACTGTTTCTCCCGTCGTCCTTGAATCCGGAAAATGGAGCCTGGACAACTGGGGAGAGGACGCTTTGGCGTGCCGGTTCAACGGTGGACTGTACACGTGGGACACGTCAGCGGGACTCAGCAGCAACCTGGCAGCGGTTCTCAGCAACGCCCCAACGACAAGCAGGTTCATGATGGTATCCGGCGATGACAGGCATGTTATTCTGTTCGGAACGGAGACAACGATAGCCACCAGCTCGACGCAGGACGACATGTTCATACGCTGGTGCGACCAGGAAAGCAACAACACATGGACGCCAACCTCAACCAACACGGCCGGTTCACAGCGTCTGACAAGGGGAAGCAGGATCATGGCGGCTGTAAGGAGCAGGGGTTCCGTCATTATTTTAACGGACACCTCCCTTTACCAGATGCAGTTCATCGGTCCTCCCTTAACGTTTGGATTCAAGTTTATAGCCGACAACTGCGGGGCGGTGGGAATGAACGCCGTGATTGACGTTGGAGGAAGGGTTTTCTGGATGGGAAGGGAATCATTCTTCGTGTTCGACGGGGCGGTAAGAAAACTTCCGTGCACCGTGCAGGATTACGTATTTGATGACATCGAGCCAAGCGCGCAGCAGGACGTATTCTGCTCCTCCCTCTCCGACTTCGGCGAGGTGATGTGGTTCTATCCTTCAAGTGATTCCGTGCAAATGGACAGGCAGGTGACATACAATTACCTGGAAGATTCATGGCACGTCGGCTCACTGGCAAGAAGCGCGTGGACGGACCGAAGCGTGTATGATTATCCGCGTGCGGCGGAATATGACGCGGATGACACAACAACCGCCGTTCCAACCGTGTACGGGGCCACGGCCGGAAGGACGTTTGTATACAAGCAGGAATTCGGAAAGGACGCGGACGGAAGCGCCATGACATCCTACGTGGAGTCAGCTGACGTTGACATTGAGGACGGAGAAAAAATGATGTCAATACAGAGGTTCATACCCGACTTCAAGAACCTGTCGGGATCTATTGACCTAACCCTCAAGTTTCGAGACTATCCATCATCAACCCAAAGGACAAACGGTCCGTACGAGGTAACGACATCAACCAACAAGATTGACACGCGCGCACGGGGACGACAGGCCGCTCTCAGGATTGAAAGTGACGCCGAAGGAGATGACTGGAGATTCGGGACTTTCCGCGCTGAAATAAGGCCGGACGGAGGACGATAATGTTAAATTATAGCAATCCTTTCCTAACTCCTTTCGGAGGTTCAAGAAGCCAGTTTATGCAGCCTTTTCCTTCGATCATGCAGCCACCACCCCAGGCCGCGCAGACACCGGCACAGCCGGAACAGGACCAGTATGACTTCGCCGGATGGGCGGACAGGCTGGACAGGATTGAAAAGGGGATTGGAAGCCTTACGGAAGAGTTCAACAGTTTTCAAACAAACAGAGACAATGCTGCACAACAGCCAATGTCTTCCAATACTAATCCAATTTCCAATTCACTTGTATCAGGACTTGGATCCCTGTCATCCCCGCAGGACACGGGGTTTAATTTTGATCCGGAAGGGGGAAGCTTGATGAGCCAACTGGCAACGGCTTACGGTGGACAGACGCACAACGAACAGATGGGAAGAGGACCGGCAGGATTCACGCAGGGGTTCGCTGATTTTTTCACCGGGGAAGGATACTACGCTGACCCAAGAGGTACTTATACCGATGGACCTTGGAGCATTTCAGACAAGCCAATTCAATATGGGGGAGGGACAAGAGGTGGTGGAGTCTTAAATCCACATGGTTATCCTGGATCGTTTACTGGTAGTTTAGCAGAACAACTTCAGCCACTCATAAAACCAGTATCACAACCTGGAAAACCACTCATTCAATATCAAGGAAGACCAAATGACATGCAACAACCAATACAACAAGGTGTAGGAATTACAGGCCTCGCGGCCTATCAACAAAACAAGGGAGCGGGAATATAAATGTCAAAGATTGATCCACCAGTGCTGCCAACACATCCGGGCGCCAGATGGAGCGACAAATGGGCTGAATACGGAGAGGCTTATTATGAAAACAGGGGAGTGGTGACCGCTGACAAGTTCAACCAACTGGTCGACGCGCTTGATCAGACAATCAAGTCGCTGAACACCTCCTACACGCCGGAGCAGCTTCGCGAGGAGGCTGAGCGCATGTCTTTATTCACCCTACCAACATAATGAACGCAGAGTATAAACAAATACCCGTGAAAGGGATACTGTTCTACAGCAGGGAGAAATTAATAGAAGTGGCGCGAATCATAAAACCCGAAGGAGAACTTACTAATGAGGATCTGGAAGACGCCAAAAAGTATTTTTATGATTTTGGAAAGGACATGGAAAGATAATGGCGCGCCAAAATTACACAAACAGGACGGGGAAACTGGACTCGACGAGCCGCACGACCGTCTACACCGTTCCGAATGAAAAAATGGCTATAATACAAACAGGAACCGTGATGAATAATTCTGGCGACACGCCAACAATGACCGTCGAATTTGCCAATTCAGGCGGTACGAATTTTACATTCATAAACACTGATTCCTTTTCCGCCTATCAAAACAAGCTTATGCTTTCACGTCCTTTTTTCCTGGATGAAAAAGAAAAAATTAATTTCACGGCGTCCGCAGCCGATAAGTTTGAGTACATCCTTTCCATCGCGGAAGTGGATCAGGGAGTGAACAACAAGTACATAAGTAAAATGGTGGACATGGATTCAACAAGCAAGACAACAATTTACACCGTTCCGGAAAACAGAACGGCCCTCATAGTGGACCTTCCTAGCTGTAATTATAGTGGAACCAACACTGGAAATAATTCCCTGGTTCTTACCAATGCCGATGGAACAGATTTTCTGTGGGAATTTGGAACTTGGGTGGCCAGCACCACGTACAGACATATTGTCAGAAGCTATGTTATGCAAGAAAAAGAAGCTTTGAAATTCACTGTTGCGGTGGCCGACAGGATTAATATTTTTGGCAGTTTTCTGGAAATGGAAAAGGCTGGCGGAACCGCTTCTGAATAATAATTCTTGCAAGGAGTGCATAAAATGAGTATAAAAGAGGACATAATCGTGACAGCCGGAAAACCTACGGTTTCTCCGCCGGACGTGGAAACCAAATCCACGGTCAAGCACGCCACAACAGGGGAGGTTTACGCCAGTGAAGAGGATGCGCAAACCGACATCGACAACCCTGCGACTGACACAACGGAAAATGACATAAGGAGGGACGTTTCAATCAGCGTGAACAAGCTACCCAACATACTAGGAGGAACATCGTAATGGCACCTCCAAGAATAAGACGTAAACTAGAAGATCAAAGTGCGGCGGCGAAGGCCAATGCTATAAGATCAAGAGTTTATCAAATGAGAAATGCAGACCAAATGGGAATAATGAATCCTAATTTAAGGGGACCGGCAGTGGGCAACACGGCAGGACGAAGACCATGGACACCAGGTTCAACGGGTAGAATGATATACTCCACACCCGAAGAAAATGAATTTTCTGGTGGCGTACTTCCAGGTCCAGGACAATACCAAAATCCATACTTCGGACAGAAGCAGTGGAACCCGGATGACATAGGCGGACAGACATGGGATGTCGATTACACTACTGAAGATCTTACCGAGCAGGAAAGACCAAGGTGGGATATATTAAATAGACTTAAACAACTTTATCCTTTTAACCGTGGCGGAATAGCGAGTTTACCATATGCAAGATAAACAGAACAGGGGAATAGGAGCCTACAGGGACCGACCAGGTTACTTCATGGGCGGAATGATTGGGGGCGCGATACTTGGCGCACTCGTCAACAAGATCCAGGGAAAGGACGTCAAGCGTGGTCTCGCATGGGGAGCACTGGGTGGAGCAGGAGGAGAATGGGCTACAAAAGCTTTCGGGCCAGGAAGTGGAAAATTTGTAAATTTTCTTAAAAAAGGATCTCCTGGATATAAAAAATTACCCTGGTATAATAAACTTCTCAGTACTCTAGGAACATCAATGGGTGAATATTCCAAATATCTTCCATCAGTAGTAGGTACAGGAGCCGGTTTAGGAATATCGCAACTGATGAGCGACCCCGAATGGGAAGCAAGGAAAATAAGGGCGGAGAAAGAACGGAGGCTTCGAGAGCAAATGGCAAGGAACCGTAGCTTTTACCCAAACTGGTACAGGAACCCCTGGACCGGCAATGAGATGAACCCGTATGGACTTAACACCGGCGGAATGATCAACGCGCGACAGGGTTATCCGGGTGGCGGATCAGCAACACTGGAATACACTGACCCCGACCTTTACACGCCAACCGGCGAAGGTGGGGGACCGAGTTCAAGCCCAATTCTTCAAATTCCTCTGGGACCGGAAGGATCATTCGCGGATGAATTTGAAGACCTGGATCTAGCCAGCGGTCCAAGTGGAAGTGACATGTCAGGATGGTATGAAATGTATGATGACTTGAAATCCAAAGGAGAGCTGCCGGACTGGATGGACTCCTTTGAGCTGTTCATGCAGAACCTTGACGTTCTGGACATTTCCCCAACGGACTTCTCGGCACGTGGTGGATACAAGACGAGACCTAAATACGCAGGTGGAGGAATGACTGATGCAGAAAAAAAAGCATATCAAGGATTACTTGATTCTGGATATACTGAAGATGAAGCTGTTAAAATAATTGAATTACACGGATCAGATTATGGTGGTCTACAAGTTCCGGGATTTTTAAAATCTCAAGCAGGAAAAGCTGAAGGTGGCATAGCTGATCTGGACATGACAGGTGGTGGAGCGTCCTTTGGACCAGGAACCGGAACGTCGGATGACATACCGGCGATGCTGAGCGACGGGGAATTTGTCGTTACGGCGAAAGCCGTTGAGAACCTAGGCGGAGGTGACCGCATGCTGGGGGCGAGGAAGATGTATCAAATGATGAATCAGCTTGATCCCAACTCACAAACACCGGCGGAGATGAGCGGAGTTGGATACGCCTAGTGGAGTGGAGATTCTTTGAAGAGGGTGACCTCGAATGGATTCTCAAGGTTACTAGGGACATGTTTGACGAGTCGGAATGGAGTGACGGGGAATATGACAAAGATAAGGTAAAGCGTTATTTTTATCATGTTCTGGATAATCCCGCGTTTATGTTTGGGATTATTACGATGCGAAACGAAAGTAAAATTGGGTTCATGACGGGATACATAACGCAGTTTTCTTTCATGAAGGACATCTTCGCGAAGGAAGCGGAACTGTACATAGTTCCATCCGAGCGGGGAAAAATGGGTGGACTGTTCATGATGAAAAAGTTCATCGAATGGGCGAAAAACAAAAAGGTGCGCGAGATTCATTTCGAGCCATCTGCAAACGGAGGCAACGTGAAAAAATTTGACGCACTGGCAAAAAAACTGGGAATGAAAAAGGAACCAAACTACAGGATTAAACTATAATGGGCGGATCACCGGAATATTCGGAGTCAGTACAGTATACAGGCGAAACCCCTGAGATAATGGGCCGTAAGCTCGGCCTCATGGACGCGGGATTTGCGCTGACAATGGGCAAGGACGCGTACGAAGCCAAGCACGGAGTGGGATCATGGGACCAAAATTTTCACGGCATGCTTGGAGAAGGCGGGCGACAGGAAATTCCACAGCAGCAAATAGCGGGATTTTCGGACCTTCAAAAAAGGGCGCAGGCAGCGACCGGCGCGGAAGGGGGAATCGGTGGATACCAGCAGTATCTGGACAAGGCCCAAGGTTACATGGGCCCCGAGGCATACCAGCAATTCCTTAACCCCTATCAGGATTACGTGACAAGAGGAATCGAGGAACAGTTCGGAAAGGCGCGAACGGCGGCTGACGCGCAAGCGACAGAGGCAGGCGCGTTCGGAGGAGCGAGACAGGGACTTCAGTCAGCGGAGCTTTCACGACAGCAGGCGGAAGCCGTTGGAAGTTCACTGGCACAGGGTTACGGGCAGGCGCAGCAACTGGCAGGACAGGCGGCACAGCAACAGCTGGGACTGGCAGGACAGACACAGCAAATGGGAATGAGCGACATTTCGGCGATGATGCAGGCCGGTGCGCAGCAACAAGGGCTGACGCAACAGGGCTACGATGAAGCGTACAGAAGGGCACTGCAGCAAATGTATGAACCTTACCAGCGACTGGGATTTGCATCCGACATCGCGCAGGGCGCACCGACAAGCGCGTCGGCGCTGACGATGGCAACAACGCCGCAGGCCAACCCAATATCACAGGCGGTTGGAGCCGGCATCTCGGGTCTAGCGCTTTATCAGGGATACCAAAACATGGCTAATCCTGGTACGACACCAGCAAATTAAAGGAGAACCATGGCGGGGAACACTTTAAATAGGCCTCTGTTCAAGACGGGGCCACAGGGGGACATGCGACCACAAATGATAAGTGGTGGCATATTCAATCCAAAGAACTGGAG